CGGGAACCGGCAGCCAACCATTCTTTTTCCCGGCCTACAGGCTGACAAAGAAACGGATGAGGTCGCGCCTGCAAAGGGCTACCAACAGCGCCGCCAAAAAGGTTGCAGCAAAATGATAGCGGATGAACTGCAGAAGGCGGTCTTTTCGGCCCTGTCATCGGCGTCGATCTGCGAGGGAAGGATCTATGACGGGGTTCCGCACGCCCCGGTTTTTCCTTACGTGACCATCGGGGATGAGAACGTGAGGGACAGCGGAAACCAGTGCGGCGACGGCTGGGGCATCTTCTTTGATGTCCACGCGTGGTCCCGCCCCGCGAGCGCCAGCAAGGTCGAGGTCAAGCAGATCGCGGCTGCGGTCAGGAATGCCATTGTTTCGATTGACAGCCTGTCCGGTTTTTCGCTGGTTTCCATAGAGCATCAAGCGACCCTATCTCGCAGGGAAAGCGACGGGTTGACCGAGCATGCTGCGATGACATTCCGGGCGGAAGTCGACCCGGCCTAGACCGTTCACTGGTAAATCTATAACCACGGAGAAATCTCATGACCGCTGTACCCCGCATTTCCGGGTCGAAACTGCTTGTCCAGATCGGAGACGCAGCTTCGCCGGAGACCTTCACGCATGACTGCCTGATCAACACCCAGCGCGGCATCCAGTTCAATTCGGACACGCAAGAGCATGTCATGCCGGACTGCGACAACCCGGATGACCCGGCGTGGAAAGATGTGAGCAAGGACGGATTGTCGATCACAGTGACCGGCGCCGGAATGCTCTACACATCCTCGGTGGAAACCTGGTGGGACTGGTTCAACAGCGACGACGCCAAGAACTGCCGCATCAAGCTCAATGTCGCCGGTGCAAGCGGCGGCGGGTACTGGGCGGTTCCGATGAAGCTGACCAGTATGGAAATCAGCGCCGATGATAACAAGGCCACGGCGACCTGCCAGGTGACGCTGGTATCCAATGGCGCAGCGACCTGGGCTGTCAACGCCTGATGACCCGGCACGGCGCCATAGAACTTGATTTCGCGGATGAAACCTACACGTTTCGTCTGCCGATTTCCGGGATCGAAGAGCTCGAAGCAAAGGTCAAGCGAGGAATTTTCCAGATCGCGGACGATCTGGACCCGGCCGTAAGGTCCGCGGGGGTCAAGACGATTTCCGAAGTTATCCGGATAGGTCTGATAGGTGGCGGTCTCCAACCGGTGGACGCCCTGGCATTGACCCGGCGTTATGTGGACGAACGGCCGCTGCACGAAAACCTTCTGCTTGCCTATTCGGTCGTGCTGGCCGGGATAGCCCGGGTCAATGGGATGGAGGTCCCGAAGGAGAACCCGCCGGGGGAGGCAAGCGCGGCGGAGACGGACTAACCGATTTCGCCGCGATTTACACCTCGGCCGCACTGATGAACGGCATTGCGCCCGGAGACGTCGAATCCATGTCGCTGGGGCAGTGGATCGCCCTGGCAAGGGGGTGGAACAAGGCTCACCGGCAAGACGTGGAGCCGCCGAGTGTCGAGGAATTTGAAGCCGCTGTGCTTGCGGCAAGAGGTGTCTGATGACGGTTACAGTGGAGCGTATGGTTGCCGTTCTCGAGGCGAGGGTGGACAAGTACGAAAAGGCGCTGGCAAAGCAGGCCGCCAATACCGACAAGACTTTCGGCAAGATGGAGGCGCGCGGCAAGTCGTTCGCCACCAATCTCAACACGGCCGTTGCCCGTGGAGGCAGGGGTTTTGACCAGATGGGGCGAAGCGTCAAAGCCGTTCGCGGCCAGACGGCCAACCTTGCAGCCCAGTTCCAGGATATCGCAGTTCAGTTGCAGAGCGGCACCAGCCCCTTCACGATCGCGTTGCAGCAGGGCACGCAAATCAACCAGGTGCTCGGTCCTCTCGGGGTTCGGGGTGCTGTCGGAGCGCTTGGCGGCGCATTCATGTCGTTGATCAACCCAATCTCGCTGCTGACGCTCGGAACGATCGCGCTGGGCGGGGTGGCGGTTCAGTATTTTTCATCGGTTTTGTCCGAGGGTGAAAAATCGAACGACACAGTGAAAAAACAGGCGGATCTGATACGGCAGGTCGCTGCCGAGTGGGGCGACGCAATTCCCGCGCTCAAGGCTTATGCTGACGAGCTGGACCGGCTTGAAAGTGCGGAGCGGCGCAATGCGGTGGTGCAGCAGCGTGTTTCAGATCTGTTTGCTGAATTTCGTTCGCAGCTTCCGGATCTCGGGGCGGGTGTCGCCGACCTGCTGGGACTGCTGGAGAGTTATGGCGGACAGGAGGCAAATATTGCCCGGCTTCGCGACTCTTTTGCCGATCTCAGTACAAAGATCAAAGACGGCAAGGCGGATGCCGGTGATCTTGCGACTGTTCAGCAGGCTTTGGCGGATATTATTGCCAGCACAGGTATTCCGGCGGCGCAGGGCATGGCGGACGTCGTCAACGGTATGGCAGACGCATTTATCAGAGCGGCGGGCGCCGCAAACGCGCTTTCCCAGCAGAATGCCATCGCCGGACTTGGAAGTGATGCGCTGGCGCCTCTAAACCCGCTCAACGGGTTTCGGTCCACACCGTTCCAGAATGAAGCCGAACTGATGGATGAGCGCGCCCGCAACACGAGGTCGCAGTTCCAGATTGAACAAGATCGACTGTCGCGGCGTGGTGGCGGCCGCGGCGGTGCCGCGGCAGCAGCGCAACGTGAGCGGGAAGCCGTTGCTGATCTTATAGAGGCTCTCGAATACGAGCGCTCGCTCATCGGCTCATCGGAAATTGAACGCGAGCGCGCCAACGCGCTGCGGCGCGCTGGCGGCGCCGCATCGGTGGAGCAGCGCGAACGTATCCTCGAGCTGGTCGACGCTCTCTATCTTGAGAAAGAAGCACTGGAAGCAAACGAAGAAGCCGCAAAGGCGCTGCGCTCTCTTGGCAAGGATGTCATGAGCGGATTCATTTCGGATCTTCGGGCCGGAAAGTCGGCGTCGGAAGCGCTGGCGGGTGCGCTGAACAAGGTCGCCGACAAGCTGATCGACATTACGCTCAACAGTATCTTCGACGGTGGCGGCGGGATCGGTGGCCTGCTTGGTGGCGGCAAGAGTCGCGGGCTTCTGGGTGGGTTCCTTATCCCCGGCATTCTCCACTCGGGCGGCGTGGCTGGATCTGACGGTTACGGGCATGGTCGGGCGGTGTCGCCATCGGTCTTTGCAGGTGCCAAGCGGTATCACTCAGGCGGCGTTGCAGGAATGCAACCGGGCGAGGTTCCGGCCATTCTGCAAAAGGGTGAAGTCGTCATTCCGAAGAATGCCAAGGCTGCGCCGCAGACGGGTGGTTACATCACGGTTTCGGCCTCGATGGAAGTGGTCAACGGCAACCTTGTCCCGGTCATTGCCAGCGTTTCGGGTCAGGTGGCTGGTCAGCAGATCCGGCAGGCCAATCGCGGGTTTCAGGGGCGGCTAAGATCAGTCCAAACGAGGGGGACATAGATGGAGCGGACGGTTATTGATTTCCCGTGCAATCTGTTTGCTGCCATCGCAAGGGATTGGATCATTGACGTTCGCGGGCGTGGCGGTTCTGAGAGCGTGGCCGGTAACGGGCAAGTGGTCTATGGATCGCAGCCGCGATGGGTGGCAACGCTTGATTTCAACCTGATCGGGCGGGATCGGGTTTTGGTCTGGCAGGCGATTACCGCAAAGATGAGGGGCAGAGTGAACCTCATGCGCATTTGCGCCTGTGACCCATTCCAGCCGACATTTGCAGAAATGGGCCTGTCCGCGGCGCAGATTGCCGAAATCGGCACAAGCATCCCGCACTCGGACGAAGCATTTTTTGATGACGATTCCGGCTATTCGCAGGGGCCGGTTCTTTCCGGTGTTGTTGCTGCTCGCGGCGCTACATCGTTCACGGTTGACGCAACCCCGGTCAACGACGCCTTGCAGCCAGGCCATATGTTTTCGGTTGATGATTACCTCTATCGCGTCACCGGAGTTTCCGGCGTGATGGCATCACGCACATATGAGTTTGAACCGCCTCTGCGTGAGGCAATGGTCGCCACTGATTCAATTGACCTGCGTCCGCATGTAATCGTGGCCTTTGACGGCGACCTTGAGGCCCGTGCCAAGCTTGGGTCTGGCGGCAAGGTTGGCGCCGCTTCAATTGCAATCACGGAATGGGTGAATCGATGAGTATCCCCGCGAGTTTCGCGCTCGATGCGGAAATTGTAGGCGCGCTGATCCTTGTCGAGCTTGACTGCACTGACGGTGTTGACAGCTATCCGCTCCGGTTCGTGCTCAATGACGAGGCCAGCTTTACCGACACGTCAGGCAATCTTTGGTGGGGCGCAAAACTGATCAGCATTGACCAGCTTGACTTTTCCATCGGCGGCGATGCGCCGGCAATCAATATCAGGCTTTCCTATACGGTTGACCCGTACAAGACGGATCTGATCACGCTTGTCCGGCAGTATGGGTCTGCTGCGGTTCGATACCGTGAAGCCAAGTTTTATTTGCAGTACATTGGACAGCATGAAGAGATTTTCGCGGCCGTCAACGCACCGGTGTTGCTTACGACGCGGCGCATGATGAACCTGAATTATTTTATCGACGGGCCCAAAAGCCGCGCTGTCGCAGTCGGCATCGAAGGCCCGTTCGACCTCCGATCCAAGCCTGTCAACGGGCGATACACCGACGCGGACCACAAGCGGTGCACGGGCACAAGCGATCCTTCGCTTGAATTCATGCCTACGAACAACAGCGACGAGCAAAGCCTGTTTGGCCTGTGATGACAAAAGAACATGCGATCCAAACCACATTCCGGCGATGGATGCGGGAGCCGTTTGCATGGGGCAAATCGGACTGCATGCTTTCGGTTGCGGATTACCTGATCGAGGCGGTAGGCGTTGATTGCGGCTGTCGGTTCAGGGGGCGTTATTCAACAATGGTTGGATGCGCCCGCGTGTCAGGTTTCCATCGCGATCCGGTCAAGCCGTTCGCTGATTGTGTGGCTGAAATTCCATTGACAGAGACGGCAAAGCCAAAGCGCGGAGACGTGGGCGTGGTCGAAATGGCAGACACCACTGTGGGTGCAATCTGCATGGGCAAAAAGTGGGTGGCGCGGGATGAGCGTGGCCTTGTCATGGCTGTTCCAAGCCGTGTCTTGAAAGCGTGGGGCGTATGAGAAAAGCACTCTATATCGCCGCGCTTCTTTGCACGACTGCGCTTTACCCATCAGAGGCCAAAGCCATGCCACCTGTTGTGGCTGGTGTGGGCGCCTTTGTTGGCGGCGCTGCTTCGGCCTTTGGCATCGGAACGGGGGCTGCGGCTGTCGGCCTTTCTTCTGGTGCCGCCCTGGCTGGCTTCCAGGCTGCTGCGTTTCTGACCACTGGCCTTGGTGGAGTGTTGCTGAATGTCGGACTTGGTATCGGGCTGAATTACCTTGCTCAGTCGCTGCAACCGCGTCCACAGTCTCCGCCACCCACCCAGAGGTTTGCCAATCTGCGCCAGCCGGTGCAGGACAGAACAAAAGCTTACGGTTTGATCCGTATTGGCGGCCCTGTGTTTTTTTGGCAGGCAATCGCACCAAAGCGATATTACGGGATCATTCTGAACACGGGCGAGATTGACGGCATTGATGCGAGATACCTCGACGAGCGCGAATTGGTTCTGGACGCTTCAGGATTTGCGGCCAACGGCGTTTTTTTCTCTGGTGGAAGGTCGAGGATAAGGATTCAGGAATTCCTCGGCGCAAGCGGGCAAGTCGCTCCTTCACTGCTTGAGCTCGCCTTCTCTGAGTGGACGACTGCGCACAAGATGACCGGGCTTGCCGGTGCTGTTGTTGTGGCTGAAAACGCGACAACCGAAGACTTTTCGACGGTCTATCCTTCCGGGCGTGAGCCGGTCTATACAGCCGTTATTCGCGGAACAAAGTGCTACGATCCGCGCACAACATCAACGGCATGGACAAAGAATGCTGCACTCATCATCGCAGACTGGATCACAAGCGATGACGGGATGGGCCGTGAGGTTGATTGGGATCTGGTCGAGGTCGAGGCTGATATTTGTGACAGCACGGCGCTGGACAGAAGCGGCGCAAGTATTGCCAAATGGGAACTGTGCGGCGCGTACAATTTCAGCGAAACCAGAGAAGGTGTCAGGGCCGCGCTCGGCGTTGCCTGCGATGCCTTTTTCTATGAAACCTCAGACGGCAAGGTTGCCTTCAAGGTTGGCCGATATGAGGCGCCGACTGTCACGATAACGGATGAGCATATCACTGCCATTCGGGTTGTCGATGGCTCAGAGGGGCCGGGTGTCGTCAATGCCTACGCGGTTCAATACACGGAGCCAGGTATTGGCTACCGTGAGCAGGAATCCGCACCAATCATCATTGACGACGGTCAGCCATACGAGCAGGCAACAATCCAGGCTTACTGGATCCCGAACCACAATCAGG